CGCGTCAACCGTATTGGGACCGCAGGGAGCGACGGGCGCCACTGGGCCGGCTTCAACCACACCAGGACCGCAGGGCAGCACGGGCGCCACTGGGCCGGCTTCAACCACACCAGGACCGCAGGGAGCGACGGGCGCCACTGGGCCGGCTTCAACCACACCAGGACCGCAGGGCAGCACGGGCGCCACTGGGCCGACTTCAACCACACTAGGACCGCAGGGCAGCACGGGCGCAACGGGTCAGGCCGGCGTTGCGGACAAATATTACGGAACTTCGACCACCACTTTGACTGTCGGGAATGGCAGCAAAACGCTAACGACTCAAGCGGGACTTTCCTACTCACTCGGACAACCCATCACTATTGCATACGCCGGCAACGGCGAGCACATGCACGGGGTGGTTGCGTCCTATAATCAAACAAGCGGAGTTTTAGTTGCAGATATTTCCCATCACACCGGCAACGGTACGCGGTCAAATTGGATTGTAAACCTTGAGGGTGTTGCGGGCGTTGCGGGAGCTACGGGTGCCACAGGTCCAGTTTCAACCGTATTGGGACCGCAGGGAGCGACGGGCGCCACTGGCGCACCATCAACAGTTTCCGGTCCACAGGGCAGCACGGGCGCCACTGGACCAGCGGGGAGCGCATCAGACAGGCTGACCAGTCCTGATTTGTCTAAAGATGTTACGCTTAACAACGCTGGAGTAATCACTTTGCCAGCAGGCGGAACCATTGAAGACTCCGCAGCGGCAGAGGGATCAATTACGCTGACGCCACCCAACGCAGTTGCAGGTCAGGCCCTAGTCATTCGGCCAACAGTGGGGACGAGTTTAACTAATGACGTTCCATTTGCGGCGGGAGCTACAATCACCGTCACGCTGACAGACGCAGGAACACACATTTCTGAGGACAAGACTGCACAAGGCGGGGAAGATGCTAGCTGGCCGTTTACGATTACAGGCATTTCTTCAGGCAACCTTGGTAGTGCGCTTACAGGCACTTTCCTTGCCGAGGACTGGGTTTTTGGCAATGGCAACCCAACAAACGTCAAGACGTTTAACATTCCAGCAAACAGCACAGGCACAGGATTTGCAATCACGCTTGACGAGCTAATCACTCAGGACGGTAACATCTACCCTGGTTATCCGCTAAATGGAATCCTCACGCTGACGGTCGGGGCAGTTGTCTCCGAGGCAACCACAGGACATCTGCATCTTGTCGCAGCGGATCCAGTCAACATCGACATTTATTTGGGGGACGATAACCAGTACGTCAAAGTCCAAAGGAACAACGGCGACATCGTCATTGGCAACAACGACAACGCTAACCAGTGGACTTTTGGAACGGACGCCAAACTAGAGTTACCCATTGGCGGCGATATTGTAGACAGCACTGGAGCCAGCGTTTTAGGGCAGGCGTTGCAGTCCTTTGCTTGGGACCTTACTACCTCGAGCGGAGTTGCGTTAACAACGCTTGCCATCAACGGGTTTTCAACCAATGATATTCCCGCGCTGTACAACGTTAGCATTGACGGCATCAACCAGCACGCGGGCGCTTACACGCTTTCAAACGGAGTGTTAACCTTTAGCGAAACAGTTGGCGCAGCGGCAAAAGTAGAAATTAAAAGACCCAAACTCATATGACATACCTACTCGAACGCCTCAAAGAACCATCAACCTGGCGCGGAATTTTAGCAATGGCAACGGCTGTCGGCGTCAAGTTGCACCCAGAAATGCAGGAAGCTATTATTTCTGCGGGGCTTGCGCTTATTGGAATGGTGAACATTTTTCGTGAAGAGAAAAAGTCGTGATTGTGCCGCTCGTTAAGGCGCTGCAGTACCTGCTTGAGCTTCGAGCAGTTCGGGTGCGATGGGATTTGGAAAGGGAAATTGATCTTTATGTCGAACACGTTGAGCAACTCATTGATGAAAAACGCATTGAAGGCGATCACGCTGGTGCTGATTTGCTTCGGCACAAGCTGCTCCGCTCCTCGGCAATTGCCCTCCCTAAACAACCAGATACTCCGGTTGAAATCAGGGGAGAAGTACGCAGCTCAAACAGATGAGACTTGGCACTCTGATGGGCGTTATCGGGCTTTAGAGCAAGAGGTAATAAATGCCGTCGCGGCCCTTAAACAAGCGAACAGCAGATGACGCTCAAGGAATCAGGGATCGACTTAGGGCTCGCGGTCGCTGGTTTGTTCGGAAGCGTCCTCTGTTCCTCAAAACAAGCTGGGGCCAATCTCAGTCGGACCATTGCATCACTTGTGGGTGGCGCGGCAAGTGCGAATTATGTGACACCGCTGCTACTGAAATTCGCCCATCTTGAAGGCGAGCCTCAATTCGGTTTTGCTGCAGCATTCCTGCTTGGATTCTGCGGCCTGAGAGGCGTTGAAATGCTTAGCGACAGACTTCTCCCTTCAAATGAACCTAAGTCCACTAATACTCGCAAACGCACTCGCAAATAGCATCCTTGCCGTTTCTGCGATCCATCTCTGGCTGAAAGTCTTCGGGCATGAAGAGTCTGCCATTTATCGGCATCCTTATGCGGCTTTGCTTTGCAAGCTTGCGACTGCAATAACCATTTGCGGATCGGTTGCAAATATTTTTAATCATCAAGAGCCTCCAATTACAGAATTTGTGTTGAACATTGGAGTCGCAATGAACTACACATGGCTGTCGTGGTTTTCAACTATGTCTGTCGATAAGCCGAAAAAGAAAAATGGAACACAGCACAAACCCATTACCCGCACTAGGAGTAAATCTAGCGGCACTCGCTCTTAGTTTTTCTACAGCAGAACAAAGCCTGCGGATTGCTGGGCTTTGCATTAGTCTTTTAATTGGAGTTGTTACTTTGGTTAAGATGTTAAAAAAATGAGATTATCAGAAAACGGATTAAAGCTAATCCTTGAACATGAAGTTGGAGGCGGGAAATTTTACTATGAAAAATTCCTATCGAACCCAACATGGCCTGGCTATCAAAGTGGAATTACCATAGGTATAGGATACGACATCGGATACATCTCCGAGACCGCTTTTAATACGCACTGGAAGGATTTACCTGAAGAGCATCGGGATCGATTGTCTAAAACAATTGGAATCAAAGGGCTTGACGCAAAGCCATTTGTAAAAGCTTTTTCTGATATCATTATTAGTTGGGATTTGGCCCTCGAAGTATTTTTAGGGCATACATGCGCACAGCACACGCTGGCAATGTTTCGATTTGCTCCGGCTGCTGTTGACCTTCCAGAAGACGCGCAGGCGGCTTTGTTCAGCCTGGTGTTCAATAGGGGGACTGCAACAAAAGGAGAGAAGCGCGTGGAGATGGCTCAGATCGCTCAGGTGATCAGCGCCGGTCAACCTGAAAAGGTGCCGTATTTGATTCGCGCCATGAAACGGTTGTGGCCGCAGGGATCCGGCCTGATTCGCCGCAGGGAAGATGAAGCAAAGCTCTGGGAGTCGGCTTTTAACAACATTGCATAAGTTTCATAAGTCTTTTATTAGCAAATAGATTGTAAGCAAACCATTTAGATTATGAGATTTCATTGCCTTGGAGTGCCGCACACTGTCACTTCGGAAGAATACGTCGGCTGCGCATTTACTCAAAAAGTGCGCAAGTTTTTAAAGATGATGAAGGGGCGCGGTCATCACACGATTCACTACGGCCACAAAGAATCTGTGACGGACGCTGATGAGCATGTGACGATAACGGATAACGATCTCCTGAAAGCGACCTATGGGTCTTACAATTGGCGGAAAGAGTTTTTCCGGCACTCCAAAGATGACCTTGCTCACAAGACGTTTAATGAGCGTGCAGGGATAGAAATTGCCAAGCGCAAGCAGCCTAATGATTTTGTTTTGGCGTTTTGGGGCTGGGGAGTGAAAGAGGCCTGTGACGCAAATCCTGAGCTGATTGTGGTTGAGCCTGGCATTGGGTATCCGGCTACGTTTGCTCGGTTCAAAATTTTTGAATCTCGAGCGATTTACAACGCTTATCGAGGCATCAACTCAGTCGCCCAGTGCAACCAAGACTGGTACGAGTTTGTCGTACCCAATTACTTTGACATTGAAGAATTCGAGTACAGTGATCGGAAAGGAGATTATGTCTTAGCCTTGGGCCGTATTGGCATGAATAAAGGCACCCACATGATTGTCGAGGCAACTAAAGCTCTTGGCATAAAGCTGGTCATAGCAGGGCAGGGAGCGCCGTCAGACGCCGGTTACGCAGAATGGCCGAGTCACGTTGAATACGTTGGCTACGCTGACCTCGAAAAGCGAAAACGCTTAATGGCGGATGCTAAGTGCGGTTTTCTAGGCTCGACGTACATTGAGCCGTTTGGCGGAACATCGATCGAATTTGCGTTGTCTGGAACGCCAATGATCGTCACGCCTTGGGGGGCAAATTGCGAAAACGTAATCCACAACGAAACTGGATTTCATTTTCAGACTTACGACCAGCTTCTTTGGGCTTTAGAAAACACTTCAAAGATTAGACCAAAAAGATGCCGGCAATGGGCAATCGACAATTTCTCACTTAACCGAGTAGGAAATCTTTACGATCACGTTTTTGCCGACATCCATGCTGTTTTTAGTGGTGCTGGATGGTATCAGAGGTTTCCTGGTCGCGATTATTCCTCTTACCATTCACGTATCTACGGCAATCTGACTTCAAGGGTTCCTTGAGCTTTTCGTAGTCTTCTTTCACCTTTGAAAGATTTCGCTGCTCTGTTTTTTGGACATCCTCAAAGCCCTTTAAAAGGTCTGCGTATTTTTCAGGCGCAGTTTCTTTTATGATTTCAGCAAACATCTGACTAAACGACTTATAGATGTTACTCTGACGGTTTGCCCTACCTGCCTCGCGGCAGGTAGGCTCAAGTCCGTAATGTAGCTCCAGAAGCATTCCGCAACTAGAGCATTTCATTAGTATTTGATTTTGTGGTCATCCAGAAGTTTCTGGAGTCGCTCTGTTTCTTTTTTCCAGCTTGTCCTAGCTGGAACCTCGATGCCTAGCAGGCCTTTTAGCTTAATTGTGGTAGTCCTCCCAATTCCTTCTACCTGTTTATCGCTAAGAAGAATTTCCTTAAGGTCATCAGCGTTTTTTGCGCCTGTTTCATGGATGTATTTTGCCATCCGATAATCTAGTGGCTGCAAACCAATCGATACTGCTGTCAACTGAATGAATTTTAATTTATCTGTCATATTATCTACGTTTTACGCACGCCAACCATTGGAGTGCGTTTAATTTTTATAGCTGTTTAAGAAAATCAAGCAAGCGGTTTTGTTTTCCATTTGCCTAGCGTCCGCAGAAACGCTTCTGCCCGTTGGCGTGCGGTGGCTTTGATGTGTGCAAAAGATCCGTGCGCATATTAGACGCCGATTCCAGCACTGCGGCTTACAATATCCAGTAAGTTCCGCGCATATTCTGGCCCCATACGTTTTAATATCTGCTCCGCCTCATGCATGGCGTTGAGGTCGTTAACGTAATCCGGCAGGTCTGGACGCAACTCTGCGCCGTTGTCGAAGCCCCTATAAAACCCAGAGTCTCCATCCACGCTAACTGCCTTCCACCCACACACCTCCGCAATAGCCGCGTTAATTTGATCGTCGGTCATTTTGTTTTTTTGTGTTTTCCAGATTTTATGTAGTTCATGTGGATGCATTAAGCAAAAATCATCTGTTTTTTATCACGTTGTTGTTTGCAAGTGAATGGGGTAAGCAAATCAACTCTAGGCTGTGGCATTGTCCTTGCCCAAATTTCTAGCCCTATAGTTTGATCTTTATTCCCGCGATTCCAACCTGTCCCGTCACAGCTTTCCACGCCTATGGACTCAAGATAACTTAATTTACTTGGACTATTGACCCGAAGCACATGCACTCTCGGGAACGCTTTCACCCACATTTCGACAGTAGCCCACTTCCACTCTGTCGTCCCGCCAACACAGATTACATCTGGGTTAAGCGCCAGCGCATCTTCGACGGTCATGCCGTCTTGCACAGCCAGTGCCTTAGCAAATGGCACTTC